GGGACCTGTCGGAAAGACTGTGAAGTATGCAGTGGTAAACCTTTTAAAGTATCCAAACTGCAACATCCACATCCGGCAGGAGACCCTGGACTCCATTCGTCAGAAGGCGATAAAAATTGAACATGCACATCGAGCAGCACATATTTTGGACTGTTTGATGACCGGTATAGAAACGGTTTTCCCTGGTGTAGGGGAGAAGCATTGGGACCTTCTCCCGACCTTTTTCTATCTTTACTCGTTATCGATAGAGGGAAGTTGGGTCAAGGAACTGAAGTTTCACCTCAATTCATTCTTTAACCGTTACCTTTCACAGGAAGCTCCGGAACCGATCGGCTCTATTCATAAACCCGGAACTCTGTTCATTGGTCCCCTCATGAGGCGTCTAACCCAAAAGATTGGGAAACGATCGCAATCAAGCTATATCTTCTTGAGTACTATCCTTTTAGGATTTAAGAAGGGCTTGCCTTTGGTCGAATCCTCCACGGTGAGTGACTCTGCAGCTAAGCACAAAGAGCGGCTTAGTCGGCGGGAGTACACTCCTGATTGGCTTTTGGGCGAAGTGAGGAGAACAGGAATGGAGATTTTTAAGTCGCAACCTTGTAATGAGGATCACTCTTATGTGAATCCACTGAACTACAAGGGGAAGGTTAATCTCGAACCTTTCAAGACTTTTGGGTCTATAAGCGTTAATTCGTGTGTAGAGTCATTCAGAGCAACTGGTGGTCCTTTGGGTCTTTTGGTTTTCGAATCATTAGGTCTAACTAAGGACTCTCCGGGGGCTTTGATTTCGGTGGCATTGGAACAACCTCAGTTGGTGGAAATTCGTTTTCACCCCTGGTACGGAACATATGAGCTTCGGGCCCCATTTATTTATGGGGAGCTCGCAAATTCATACCGATTTGATGTAGGACTGGGAGATTCTAGGATCTCCGAGGCGCGATCCTACGCCAAATTTATCCTAGAACCCTTAAAGGTTCGAACGATAACCAGTATGGGGATGTTCCATAATGCCTTATATCCAGAGATTCAAAGGCAAATGTGGG